CGATAGGTGGCAAGAAAGCAAGTTGAGTAACGTGAGCACCACTAAGAAGAGTCTCAGTTTGGGTGTGCTGTGTAAAGGCAGTGTTAATGTAGTATGCAATCTCAGTATCTGTAAAGTAGCGGTAAGCCTGACCAGATACTGTAATGGTTGAATTATTTAAAGGAATGTTTGCTGATGGGAAGCTAAGTACTCCGCCGCCCTCTTCAACGGTGCAAATAGAGGACTGGTCTACAGTTGAGGCAGATACTGTGGCCACTGCCGTAGCCGCGGTTACTGCGGTTCCTCCTGTAGAGCTTGTAATAGTAAAGTGTGTAGATGTGGCAGACGCAACAATTGCGTTAGTTAGATTAAAAGCGGCTGTAGATAGTCCGGTAATGGTCACGGTCCTACCAGCGGTTATAGGGTTGCTTGATGTGTAGGTGTATGTGATGGTTCCGTTGGCATAGGAAGCTGCGGAAACTGTAGCCACAATAGAAGGGCTGTACACAGATACGACAAGGGTAGCTCCCTGCACAGGAGCCTGAGAAAGCTGGTAGCGGTAAGTTACGCCATCGCCTGTAAAGGTGTCTACAAACGACCTGGCAGTATCACCGATCTCTGCTCGTAATCTATCAGATAAAGCTTGTAGTGTGGCCACTGATCCTCCATAAAGGCTATGTGCTAATCATCTAATAAAACCCTTGATTAGTCAAGGTAAAAAAAGGCTCATCCCGACAGGAGGGCGGTTGTCGGGATGAGCGGACTGTAGAGGAATCTATGTCCTCTTACAAACGATTAGAGACGTAACCCTTTTCTTCAAGGTGGTTAGCCAAGGCTTTAGACACCTTGTACTTCTTTCCCGCCTCAAATGAATAATATTGTCCTGCACCGAATGTCATCATGTCTAGGTTCTCTAGAACACGGATAACGACCTGGTCATCAGCGAGAGATACTCCTACGCTTTCCACTTCGTCAATTACTGTGGGTGCAGCTGGGTTTACAGTTAAGTCTGTAACTTCTACTTCATCCTTGTACGCCTTGGCTTGTGTAGCCATGGTGATCTCTGTTGCACGCTGGGCCTGCTGCTCAGCCACTGCCTTGAGTTGTTCTTCACGTTGACGTCCTGTAACGTCAGATACTTTTGCTTTTGACACGATTTTTATTCTCCTGTTAGATTAGTTGGGGTGGGGGAGACAGGGCTACTGCCTCCCCCCGGTATTGAATTAGTTGGTTTCTGCGATAACTACAGACTGATCGGTGATAAGACCGAGGCCGTAGATTGCGTACCAAGCAAGTGCGTGCTCACGACCGAAGTCGAGGATTCCGCCATCGCGGAGCTCAACTGGGAGTGAGATTGCGTGACCGAATGCGTTATCTCCAATGAAGATAGCTGAGTAGCGGTCAGATGAACCGTTACCGGTTGCTGTTACTGGAGTTGTGTAACCTCCGCCAGTTGGGTATGAGATTGATCCTGGAGCCACTGCTGTATCGGTTGTGTAGTTAGTACCAGCACCGTTTGTGACCTTAGAGATCTGAGTTGTCTCGATGAAGACTGTGTCGTACAAGCGACCGATTTCACCAAGCATGAAGTTACCTGGAGCTGCGTACTTCGTTACTTCAATGAACTCTGAGTTGTCGCGGAGACGACGGCTCTGGTGAGGGTGAACGAATGCAACGTAGGTCTCGCCAAGCCTTGGGATGTTCTTGGTTGCGAGGGTCTCGACTGCGTCCTTAACGGTACGAGTTGAGAGGAAGTTGTTACCTGTCATTGATGCACGTGAGGTACCATTTGTACCGTATGCGTAGAGGTTGTTACCCGCTGCGTTAGCAGTTGATGAGTAGAGACCTGAACGATCTTCACCGTAGATGACTGAAGAAGCAGCCATGAGGGTGTCACGAGCCTGGCCATCAAGGTAGAGAGCCATGTTACGTCCAAGAAGACGTGAAGCTGATGCCATAACGTCATCAAATGATGCGTTGAGGAGAAGCTCTGATACTGCGATAGCATAACCATGCTCTGCAACTGTGATTGAGAACTGTTGCGCTGTCAATGCATTTGTTGACATACGAACGCCTTCAACCAATGGAGCTGCGAAGCCGAGGTTGTTGTAACGCATGAAGTTGATCTGGAGACCAGGAGCCACTCCAAGTTCTGTCTTCTTGACTGCGAACTGCTCGAAGCGCAAGATAGGCATTGACTGGAAGAGGATTTCCTTAGACCAGATGGTCTGGATTGATTGTGTAAGCTGGCTGTTTGCGCCAGAGTACGCTGTAGGTGCCGCGGCGAGATTGCCGGTACCTGTTACGGCTGATGCCATGTCGGTGTTACTCCTTGTTCATATATGTTAGGGTATGGGGCTGTTACTTATTCAGTTTTTAACCAAAGATTCCTTTGTCCGCATTTCGTCCCATTCCGAGACGATCACGAACTTTTGCGTATTCAGTAACCGACATTGCGGCAATTTGTTCCGCTGAGAACTGTTGTTGGTCCGAATTGTTTTCCATGGTTGGAGGCAAAGTAGGTTTTGTGCCAACCATCTCACGACGGGCTGACTGCAAAGCACTCTGTGCCGAATCTAGGATCTTAGAGGATCGATCTCTAAGGCTAGTAATACTTTGTTCAATCTCTTCCGGAGTATTTCCTGAGATTAGATCTACAAGCTCAGGGATAATATTATCCTGTTCTTCTTGAACGCGACGGTTGCGATATTCTGTAATCGCAGCATATTGACGCTCACGTTCTACTAATGCGAGATTGCGTGCATTTTCGTTACGTACTTCTTCAAGCTGTTGCTGCCACTCTTTCTCTTTGAGTTCAAGTAGCTCACGTGTGCTTAACTCTGCTTCTGCCTTCTTGCGAGCCTCTTCTTCAAGAGCTGCTCTAGCCTTTTCTGCTTCAGCAAGGCGTTCTTCACGATCTTTAGCGAGAAGTGTAACTTCTCCCTTTAATGACTCAATTGTGTCGTAGAGCTTGTTCTTCTCTTGCTCACGTACGCGCTTGATGTCGTCTTCAGTGTAGGTCTTCTGCTCAACGAATTGAGAAGAGGCCACTGTGTTAGTTGCTGCTGGGGCCGGGGTTCCTTTAGCTTCCATTTGGAAAACTTCTTGAGCCACTGCATCCGTTACAACTGGAGATGCTTGTTCTGACATTATTGTTCCTTTAGGTTTAAGAGGTCGTTGTCCGATTTAGTGCCACGATGACCTGCGGGTTTGTTTGGTATATAGCATGACAAACATTTGTCCTGTAGTCATGCTAAAAGCTAGTTTGTTTGCCCTTTGAAATCATCCATCGCTCCACCGTCTTTATCGGCCGAACGCCACTGTGGCATCTTAGTGCCATAGGCTTCCGTGACCAAGTCGGACTGCATCTGAGCGAGGGTCTGCTCTTCAAACGGCGTGATAACTCCAGGTTGTCCAAGAGGTCCTGGACCAGTTCCATCTCCAGGCTGTGCTCCAGGAGGTGTTGTACCGTCTGGCATCATTCCGGTTAGGGAGGTAATTGCGGAGTTAATCTGTTGTTTGATAAGGTTGATAGCTCCATCAGCCTTAGCATCCTTGATGAGCTCTGCGCGAATTTCTTCGAGCTTTTCTGCTGGGAACTCTTCGCCAAGCTGACGTAGAGCACCTTCACGGCTTTCAAGGTTCATATTCATCTTCTGCTGGATTTCGTTAAGTACGATAAGCTTATCTAGTGGAAGAGGTTGTGGGAAGTGAACGATCGTCTCATAGGTGAGAGGGCTGTTCAAATCTAGTTGTGTGAGCTGGTTTTCCTTGATAGGACCATTAAAGACTGGGTTGTATGTAAACATCTCAGGCTCTTTAAAGGCCAAGGTACGAAGTACAAGCTCATTGATACGACGTAGTCCCTCACCATATTGTACAAGCTTTTGTTGGTACCTGTTCATCAATGGCTGGTACTGGATAGAAAGGGCAACGCCTGAAGTGTTAGAAATAGGCTGAACCTGACCAAGTGCAGTCTCTGGTACACCGATCATCTCATGCATGGCCGTTTTAACCATTTTAAGGTACTCCAAAGCCCCTGTGAGGCCTTGTCCGCCACCTTCTAGGTTAAAGACCTGTGCGTCCTTTGGAAGACCTCCCCAGACCTTTTTAGGGCCCTTCTCAAGGGCAGAGGCTTTAGCTCCTGTAATAACGGTAACTGGGGCAGCATGGTAGTTGACAATGTCAGCTACATCAGTTGCTGTTTCGTTATAGGCACGATTAAGGGTGATAACGTCGTGGCAATCAGATAGTCCCCAAGGTGAGCCCGAAACTAGGGTGTTGGGGATATGAATGACCGGTACGACTCCAATAGGATTAGGGCGAGAGTCAATAAGCTCGTCATTGATGTACTCCTCAATGCGATCATCGGTAAGAATTTCAGTGTATGTGTAGACCTGGCGTGTACCTTCTACAGATGTGCCCCAGAAACGATACTTGAGCTTGAAGCGGATCAAACGGCTACGATCGTGTGGGTGGAACTCAGGGAAAGCAAATGATGCGTTAAGAGGAAGAATACGTACACGACCCGGGTGTACAGCGCCTACTGAATCTTCATAGGCTTCTTCATAAGCTACTTTAACAAAGCAGTCTCCTGAGACTCCGCCTTGCTGGCCCATCTCCCATAGGATTCCGTGCTTGTTATTATCTATCTCCCACACGCGCTTTAGAATGTCTGGGATAATTGCCTCTGTGGCTAGAGGGCTTCGGAATGAAACGCCACGTCCAAATGTAAAGTTAATAATAAAATCTGTAAAAGCACGATAGTAGTTATATACCATCTGTGATTCGCCTACTTCACGGCGATAGGACCAGTGATGTCCTAGATACATTGCCCAGTTAAGAGAGTAACGGTTTAGACGTGGACCGTGTACTTCGAATTCTTCATCCGCTAGTTCTACAAGACCTAGTGGAGAAATTGAGATTGTTAAGTCACTCGACGCCGCTCTATACGACGGAGGACTAAAATCCATACCACCAGCCATTATTTAAGTCCAATCATGTTTGCCCTCATTTTTTAATATACAGTGTGTTTGTATCTTTAGCTTTTTTCTTAGCTCTTGCTTCTTTAGCAGCTTCGCGCTTTTTAGCTTCTGCTTTAAGATCACGCTTCTTAGGATCTACATTCTTTATTGAATTTGTATAACCTTCGCCAGCTGCAGCGTATTGCTGGCTAATTAATTTATTTGCTTGAGGAGTAGTTCCTTTTCCTCTGCGCTTAGGATACTTAGCTTTAGCGCTAGCCTCAATAGCTTCAAGAAGCTTTGGGTTAGTTGGAATAGTAGGCATTAGTCTCCCTCAATAATGCCGGCCCCTTACGGGGCCGAACACTATTAGTATACAGTATTAGTCTTGTACTGATGCTGGGTTCATACGGCTATAACGACCACCGCTACGAACTTCTTCTTCGATAACTACTACAGAGTGGTCACCGAAGTTGCCCTGTGCAAACTCACCAAGGTATGTTGGTGCTTCGACCCAAGCAGCTGAACCAACGTGGGCACGCTCCTTCATAGTCTCTTCAGGGTACTTCTCGAAAACGTTCATGTTGTGGTTAGGACGACCAGCTGGTACATCGTAACCTTGATCCAAGCCAACTTGGAAATCATTTGGAACGTCTGTGTCTGTTGCAACACCTTCTTCAAAGCGAAGTGGGCCACGTAGGCCAGGTGTTGCTGGGCTGAACTTGCGCTCATAGCTTGTGCCTACCTTCTCAGGGAACTGAGGTGTAGGTGCAATATTTTCCATTGCCATTTGTTTATTCTCCTATAGGGTTGGGATTGAGGTCCTCAGGGTTAATTCTGTCTTGTACTGAGGGTTTTGTCATAGTAAATTAAAAGAAAGGATTGGCGCTTACTTCAATAGTAGGCATAACCATTTCTTGAGTTAGAGAACAGGCTAGGGCCAATGAGTCTACAAAGTCATCATGGGCATGGGCCTCATCTGGGGCAGCCACTAAGAAATTAGGGCCTTTATACTGCACTTCAGCATCTGTCATCTGTTGGTAGAACTTCTTCCAGATACGAAGGCGCCTAGTCTTAGCATGAGCTGGCCAGGAGACCATCTGACGTTGAACTAGGGCTTGTAGGTGCTTCCAGCGCTTAGATTGCTCTGTAGGGCTAGAAGTAACCGAGATTACGTCTGCTCTAGGCATAAGGATCTTGAGTCGCTGAGCAACCGCATCTCCTACACCATTGGCATCTACCCCGATAGCTAGAACGTCATAGTTAGACAGGAACTGCTGGATCTGGAAGTACTGCTCTTCCCAGTCATCTCCCTGAATCTCAAGCCAGTTAAGAACTCTATGGTCATAGTAACCATACTCATCCGGCCTATCCCAGTCTACCCAAACCACCGTGACAACCGTCGAGTCCATCTTGCGAGCGGGATCGACACCCACAACAACCGGCGACTTAAAGTAGCTCTTAACGATTTCTTGAGATGTATCTCCAAGGTCCTCCATGATTGAGGATGTGATGAACATTCCTCTTTCGAGGAGCCACTTACAGTTATACGAAAGTTGGAACTCATCTGAATCTTCTCCAATGCGAAGCATTTCTTTTCTAATGAACTTTTCATAGTTCGGCTGAACTTTAGATACGTCTTTCCAGTCCCATTGAAAATGGTTCTGCTTAGCCCTTGCTCCGGTTTGTCTGCGTTTGTTTAGCTGAATAGAACGGTAGAAGCCGTTCTTGTGAGTTGTAGGTGTTCCGGTTTTTACAATAGTAGCGTTGTAGTAAGCACCCATAGGTGCGATAGATTTAGAAACCACAAAATCGTCTGCTTCTTGACACTCATCAATGATAATTAAGTGAAACGACTTAGATTCGATCTTAGCTCGTGGGTTAGCTGTCATCATCATAAGAGTCGATCCCGACTTCTTAAGCTTTAGATTCTTAGTTACACCAGGAGTTTTTGTAGGAATATCGTCAATCTCGGGGTCACCAAAGAGCTCCATAGCTCTTTCAGAGGTTAGGCGAGATACTGTGCGGCCGTATAGGGTTTCAACCTGATTCTGAACAGGTGCAAACAT